ATCCTGTCGCCTTCGGTTATTGGCTGTCCGGGCCAGACAAACGGGCGCGGCCATTCATCGGCAAGCCCGACCATGATGATTGAGACTGTCGGTTCATCATCTGCCGCCGTGATCCGCACCCGCACCCCGTCAACTTCGGTCAATGCGGTCAACAGCAGGATCGGCGTGTCATCGGCAGGGGCAAGCGCGCCCGCTCCGGGAAAGGCCGTCCAGTCCGCGCCCACAAGATACTCAATCGCAACGGTGGCGTTGAGTGTGCCAAGATCGTGCTTGGCGATGCCCACAAAGCTGACATTGCGCGCGGTCGGGTAAGTCAGCGTCCAAGTCGCGGGGATGGCCGTAGGACGCCATGCGCTGTCCGACCGGGGCGGTAGGGCGTTGGCAGCTGCGAACCCCGCCGCTGCCGTGGTGGCGGTCACGGTGCCGTCGCGGAACCAATCATAACAGACGCGGCCATGCTTCAATCCATAGGTCGTGCCCGTGAATCCTGTTGCGACTACTATTCCCATTACCGACCCCTCACTGTGATATTTGTAAGTAGGCCTTGACGTTCAGCCTCATTCAGGGTATCTGCGAATAACTGAAACTGGTCAACTTGAGTTGGAGAGGCTCCGACCAAGTCGATGACTACGTTCTGAGATCTTGGTTGACCCCCCTGCCCACCGCCACCGCCTGAGCCTCCACCGCCACCGCCACCACCGCCTGAGCTCCCTCCACCGCCATCGCCGCCGCCAATGCTCATGGCTGCTGAGGCCAGCGCGATGCCTTTCTGCACCATACCGAACGCAGCAATCCGGGCCGCAGCAGGCGGTCCGGCGATTGGGCCCAGCTCAGCCAGAGCACGGACCGAGGCCGCAGCAGTGTTAGCCGAAATCTCTGCAACCCTTTGAGCAGCATTGAGCGCCACAGCAACTTTCGCTATAGCCTTGTTCTTAGAACCGAATTGAGTCAATAGCCCGATGAGAGAATTCATGGTCTGCTTACGCATGTTGACTTCTTCTTGGGAAGCCCTAGCTCTCATATCGCTCATATCTGCTAAGTGCCGAGCCTCCAAGCTCTCAACGTTGGCGCGGTATTCTTCCTCGGTAATCAGACCCTGCTCTCTGGCTGTTTGAAGGTCAATCAAAGCTTGCGCTCTAGCTTCCGCAATCAGTTCTGCTTCTCCTTGCATGCCGAGTTGAAGAGCTTCAAGTCGTTCTTCAAACTCCGATGCGACTGCAGCCCCACTCCCAAGTCCGGTAGATGTTGGCTCATCTACTTCTCCTGGAGTTGCGGGAACGCCAGAGCCAGAAGAGGGAGTATTGGAATAGTCAGCAGAAGCTATTGCACTGAAGGCTGCTTTTCTTCTTGCGTTTGCCTCAATGATGGCATTCTCTGCGCGGGCCAATTGCTCTTCCATGAAAGCGACGTCGCCTTCCATCTGGTCGCGAACGTCATCGGCAAAGAAGAAGCCGCCTTCGCGACCTTCAACTGGAGCTGAATTATGAGATAGCAGCATCGCCCTTGCAAGCGCCAATTCGGCTACGGTTGCGTCCCTTGCGGCTCTTGCTTGATCGTGAAGCTCGTTGGCGTAACCAATTGATGCAGCTGCAGCACTCGGTGCTGCAGTCTGGAAGAAGGCTCCCATTGAAGCGTTGAGGTCCTCGTTCGCCTGCGCTGCGGCGTCCATTGCTCTCTGGAGTTCGCTGACCGGACGCTCAGAATTCTTCAAAGCAGTGTAGAGAGCCACAGCAGCGCCAGCCCCAAGAGCAATCAAACCGAACGGGCCGGACAATCCGAGCATCGCTATGCCTATTGCGGTGATTGACCCGAAGGCAATCTCGGTATTGGCAGCTAAGAAGATCATCCCCCGCGCGGCACCCTCTGCCAAGTTGGCAACCCCTTGCAGGCCAGCCAGTGCAGCATTGATTGCCTCAGGGCTACTCGCAACCTCTGCAAGGTCGCCAAACGCCTCAACCAATTCTTGAAGCTTATCGTTGGCTGGAGTTCCGACCCGAGTCACTTCAGCAAACCTATCTGCCATGGTCTGCAATGCGGGAGCAACAGCAACTGCGATCTGATTCGCGATCCCGGTCGAGACCAATCCCATGCGACTCAATGCATCGTTGGCTCGCTCTATCTGCCATGCGTCAACGTCCTGGACTGCTACGCCAAAGTCTCGAATGTCAACTGCCGCTTGACGCAACGTCTCGGTGTCGAGCAAAGTTATCGCTAGCCCTGAACGACCAAACAGATCGGCGGCGATTGCCGCTTGCTCTGCTCCGGGAACGAACTCTCTTAGCCTATCGTTGACCAGCGCGATCCTCTCGTCGATTGGAAGATCGTACAGTTCTTGGGTAGTAAGACGAAGACGTTGCAACGCGTCGTGGGCGGGTCCGGCACCCTCTGCAGCTTCGCCAAGAGAGGTGGCAAAGCGACGCGTAGAGGACTCAATGGCTCCCATTGAGATACCCGATAGGTCTGCAGCCCTTGACAACGTCTGCATGCTTGCTGTGGTGGTATTCAGCATCCTGGCTTGCTTGCTCATCGCATCAATATTCTGAAGCGAAGCAGCAGTCATCGCAGCGACACCAGCCGCAGCAGCCGCTGCGCCAGCCGCCAATGCAGCTGTTGCCCGAATACCGTTGCGCCGGATATTCCCGAAGATCCTTCCAGAGGCGGTCTCCGCATTGCGAAGGCCGCCCATCCTTGCGGTGATGTTTACGAATAGATCACCTAGGCTCGGCATTGGCTAACCTCTTCAAGTTATCTCGAGTGGAAGCATCAAACATAGTACCATTCAATTTGGTCCGGACCGCAGGGGGGAGATTCTTTATCTTCTGAGAGGCCACCAAGTAATACTCCTTTGGAGATGCCTCCCAAAACTCTGAAGGAGCCCAGCCCCAGTCCCCTACGCAGACCCTGAAGCAGGCTTCGACAAAGCTCAATTCTTTTTTGCGCTCTTACCCCCCTGCTCGCCGTCTGGTTTGTGATCGTCGTCTGTCTTGGCCGGGAGATCCTCGCCACGAGCCAACAGATCCAATTCCACTTCGCCGATATACGAAAGAGCAAATGCAACTGCACCCTGTATGCATCCGGCGTAGATGGATAGGTTCTTGGTTGAGCACACCACAACCTCTTGGTAGATCTCGACCCTCGTCTGCCCTGCTGTGGGCTCAACCCACTGCGCAATGACGCGAGCAATCTGGGTCCGCTTCATTCGGCTCGGATCCACCAAGTGAACACCAATGACTTGGTCTGCAGTGCAATCGTAGATATTCTCCACGACCTCAATCGCCCTGAAATTGACGGGCACTTCGTATGTGTGCTCGCCAATCTCAATCGGTATTGTCTTCTTGATATTCATGGTAGATCCTCAAGGAGCTGCGGTCAGAGTAACTGCGCCGCTAGACATTAGCGATGCGGTGAATTCGAGGCTACCATCGTAAGAGGTGCTCTGGGAAATGTTGCCCAAGAAGAACCCGTCTGCGGCGGCAAGAGTGTCGCCATTCGGGTATTCAACTTCGACAACAAGGAAGGCCTCTGTGCCAACGGCATTGAATGTAGCCTCGTTGCCCGAGGTGACAATCCCGGCGACTTCGAGATTGAAGCCTCTCGTACCGGGCTTCGGAAGATGTCGCATCCAGCCGTCATTGTCGTCTGTGGTAACGTCCACATTGGTTCGCTCTTGGTTCACCGACTTCGTGCGAACGGCGGCGACCTTCACGGTAGCTATCTTGATGATTAGCTCCGCACCATTGTATCCTACTGCGCTCATGATGGCATATCCCTTGTGAGTTCAAAGTTGACAGTAAACAGGCAGCGATCATTCGCATCTCTGCCCACATAGAACACGTCGCCCCTACAGGCGAACCCTACCACACGATCAGCTCCGTAGATCTGACCATATGTCGTGCCAAGGGTTTGGTATATCGCGTTGGCCTTGTTCCAGCCCGCTCCGTAAGCCGCAGATCGCACTCTGACCTGAACTGTTGGACGCCGCAAGCCTTCCTCAAGCTGCAGCGGATCGACGCCACCAGTGTCGTAGGTGGTTATAGCGTTTGCTGGAGCCTTAGCAGGCTCCCTGCTCACCCCTACTGGCCATGTGCCTGCAGTGGTGCCAAGGCCAGCGGCGACGATGGCGACAGCGGTCAATTCTGCGGCTGTCCTGGTCATACCCTAGCTCCAGCCCTGATGATTTCAAGTATCTCTTCCCTGTTCTCGTCCACGGCTCTCTGAAGGAACTTCCAACCGCCAATAGCATAGTTATTGTCGATCTCGTGAACGAAGACTGCGTACTCCGCTTCGAATCCTACTTGGGATCCCTCTGCTGTCATGCGAGTGTATCCGCTACCGCGAAGGTTGCCCGACTTCAATGGTGCATTCTTGGTGGCCTCAGCCTCAACGAAGAAGCCTGCGCGGACGCACCCCAACCGAGTGGCACCCTTGATCCTGTTGACCTGTCCATTGAGGTTACGCATCACCGCACCGACGTCCATCTCTCTGGCGACCATCACTTGCCTCCTAGCTTGACAACGTGGAAGTATCCAGCGCTAGTCACGGGGTTCATGAGTGTCTCTACGGATAGGATCCGGCCCGAAGTGCCATCCGAGATAGTGAATAGATCTCTAGGGTCAATAGGCTCGCTCCGACCTGCTGCGCCATTGTCTGGTAGGGGGGTCAATAGGCTAATGACGTGAGAGGACACAATCTCCTGCCCCTCGTAGTCCATCACTAGATCCTGCTTGCGCTCCACAATTGCCTTGAGCGTGATTGCATCTGCGTACACATAGTCGCCGAACGTGTCTTGGCTTACCCAAGCCTGATACTGCACGGTATCCTGAAGCGTACCAGTCAACTGATTCGCCAGTGCCACACCGGAAGATACAAGGTCTGCGAAGCCTGCCATTAGATCGACACCCATTGAAGCTTGTTCTGGTAGATGATTTTGAATGCGTAGAACCACGAAGGCACCAGCACCAACATGGTCGCATCCGACACGAGACTGGGGTTCTGGAGGACCGATGCGAACTTGAGGTCCACTGGGCCCGCTTTAAGGCCCGATAGCCCTGCAAATTTGGCCGCGTTCTCAGCAGTACGATCTTGTGCCTGCGCCTGCATGGCGATCTCAAACTGCCAATGCTTGAGGCGCGTTGGCACCACATCGTCTGCGAGGTCAAAGCCATTCTGATTCTTCACCCCCCTGCGTGGCCATGCAAGGGCTTGATCTCCGTCTGTGGGTTCGCCGTTCCAGACTACGGTCTCATCCACGTCGCCAGAGATACTCGCCAGCACGCGGATGGTGGCGTCTTCCGGCAATTGCTTCTCGTCCCAATACGATACCACGTACATGCTGCTTATCTGGGTCGCGTAGATCAGCGCGGCTTCCTTCCCGCTAGCGTCGAGAGCAGACCAGACCGTGCTGAATGGTCTATTGGCAAAGTATGCGTCCGCCTCAGCCACGCTTCCGTAGCTGTTGGCAGTTGGGGATCCGGGAGTTGTTACGATTGTCATAGTCTGATCTCCTGGGTTGGACCAGAGGCCATCACAGCCTCTGGTGTTGTCTTAGGCCTTACTTCTTTGCGCCCTTGGCAGCCGTAGCGGCTTTGGCTTCAGCTTCAGCTGCTTCAGCTTCGGCTTTGGCTTCGGCATTGACAGCTGCCAAGTCCTGCAGGTTCTTCAAGCCAAAGGTCTTGGCTTCGGCCTCGGTGAACTCAACCTCTTGTCCGGTGGCAATCCGCTTGCCGAGGTCGCGATCAAAGAAGTTCCCGCTGAGGATCTTATAGGTTTTCTTTTCCATGGCAATCAATCCTTACGCTGGACGAAGATGAACGATGCCGCAACGACCGTCGTAATCGGCCTTGAGACGCGGAACCCAAACGGCCATGACCTTGAACCGTTCTTGCATACCGCCCATTGCAGACCAAGAGATCGTCGTGATCTCTTGCGCGACCGCGAGATCAACAACCTCACGCTCCATCTGCACCATCACGGCTTCGCCAGTCGCGCCCATGAAGTCGGCGACCTTGATCTCGGACAAACCGGACAAGGCCAACAGGGCTTGGCGAATTGTCATTCCGACCGAAGTGATACCAGCGGTGGCATCACCGACGAGATAGTATTCGTCAAGAACACCTTCCCACTCGGGCGGAATATACATGACGTACGGTCCGAAGTAACGGGCCGCGCGAGCAGCAGCCAACATCGCCTGAACATCGCCCTTGATTTGGGCGGGAGTTGCCGATACCCAATCTGCGGTCCGATTGACTTGCGCACGAGCAGGGAAGTTGCGGTATCCGTAGATCAGACCCCCCTCCACCTTGATTGGGGCTCCACCAAAGAGCATACGCTCCGAGGCTTCTGCGACGAGACGAGAGGCAACCGAAGCCGCAGTCACATCGACCGATTCACCGAACAATCGCGATGCTTCCAGACGGCGCAAATTGACCCGGAAGTCTTTGTGTACGATCGGCACAGGAACCTGAGTTGGCGCATATGCAATCGTGTCTTCTTCGCCCTGCGTGAGGCCGGACATATCGATCTGTGCAGGGGTCATTGAAGAGACAGCGTCCCAAAGGGATACCGTCTGTCCAATTGAACCCAGCGAATGGATCAGGCCACGGGAGCGAAGGTCGGCGATACCGCTGAGGCGGAGATTGGCTGTCTGGGTGACCGTTCGGTCAATCTCGAGCCACTCCTGGTATTGCAGCAGGCCAGCATTGGTTGTCAGCTGAGACGAACCATCGGCGTTGGTGATGATTCGAGTATCACCCTCGTCGTCCAGGAACGGTCGAGCAGCATTGATGCTGATCCGGCCCGCAGCATCGATGATGAATGGAATATCACCTCCGATTGATGCGCCGTAATTCGGGTTGAGGCTGGTATCCATTACACGATCTCCACTTTGATGCGGACCGCAGCACTTGCGGTTCCGGGGTCATTGTCCACAGCCTCGAGAGCGCGTGCGACGGGGGCTGCAGAGCCAACAGCCACGAGAGCTCCAGCAGCGCCACATGCAAGGAGAGCGCCAGCCGCTACGTCCTGGCCAGCGGCCAAGAGAGCATAGAAGCGATCACCCTTGCGGGGGGTGTAAAACAAAATGTTGTCGTCCACCCCATAGGCATCGGCAATGCCTTTGCCGACCAGCTCATTCTCGCGAGCGACGCTCGGAGATACTGCGCCAGCCCCAGCACGGGCCACGCTGTTGCCTGCTGCCAGGACCATCATGCCGGGAGTGATGGCCGCAGTGATGACCGTACCCTCATTGGCCAGAGGATCACCGCCAAGCAGGATCGTCTTGGGATTGGTATCGCTCGTCATATCTTATGCCTCCTTCTTCGCTGCGGTCTCAACGCGACCATTGGTTACCATGCCGACGTACAGCTTGTCGTCGCCGCCCGCATCAGCGTTCTGCTTGATCCCGCGACCACTGAAGTCCGCCTTGTGGACCTTTGCCGGAGCCATGGCTTCAAGAGCATTGGTGGAGAGCTTCTCCAACTCCGCTTTGTCGACCTTGGTGTTGGTGTGGATTGCGTCGATCAGCTCAACACGCTTGGTGGCGTTGAGAGCTTCATCAACGGCGGAATTGACTGCAGTCGGGAGAGCTGCAGTCAAAGCATTGACCACGATGGCAGTGATCTCATCTGCGGTCAATGGCTTCGCGGTATCGGTCTTGGTCTCATCTGCCATGTCAGGATCTCCTTGACTGTTTGTGGCTGGGGCGGGCATGTACGTTGCCTTAACGTTCTTGAGGGTTTCAAGGTCCATATCCTGCAGACTGTACATGTCCGCAGGAATGAATGGAGTGCTGTCTGAGCTGATCAAATCAGCAACCATCTGCATCCGGTCGTCATCTGAAGCCCGACGGTTGTTGTGACCGGAAGGCTTCAAGAAGTTCACGAAGCGGCTGAACATAGCCAACTCCTGAACGTCGGGATTGGCATCTTTATTGTCCAAGCTCAACTCCTTATTGTTAACGCGGACCCCACAACCATCTGCCCACGAGCATGCACCTTCCTCATCAGGAAGAAGGGCTAGGTGATCCGGCTTCAAATCGTAGCTCACAGCATTGTACTGCTTGCCGTTGAATGTGCCGGACTTCTTTTCATCAGTACTGAAGTAACCAGTACTGACATCCATTTGTTGGCCCCCCTCCAGCAGCGCTATGATGCCGCTACGGAAGGCCTCTGCTTGTGCGACGTTGATCCAGGCCTCAGCCTTGAGTTTGTCTCCATCAAGCCTCGCATTGAAGATCTGGCCAACTCGCCATTTCTGCAATACCGTAGGAGTGTTGGCCGTCACGCTAACACCATTCACCTCTGGGTGTCCTATGGTCACTGGTGCGCCATTCCATCCTTCTGGGGCGAGCTCACCCAATTGAACGAATGCGCCATTGACGACGGTCTGACGCAACATGACGAGTGGCACAACGAGATGCTCCTGGCCAAGGAAGATCTCTCGACGGGAGCCTTGTAGGGCGTTGCCGCGTAGGCGCTGAACGTTCGGAGCGTCATTGCCGCATCCGCAATCTCTATTGGCTTTGATGGTCATGAGAGGGTGATCTCCTTGCCACTCGTGATTACTGGTATCCACGTGCACCGACAATTGGGGTGCAGAGGGATGAGGCCATGAGCTGCGGCCACTTCATAGGGCCCAGCCGCAGAGGCCGCGTCGCATTCTTCGCAAACGAGATCGTCGCCAGCCGTTAGCAACTCGCTCATAAGCCCGACACCCTGAATGTTGGCATCCTCATATACGTTGAGCTTGGCTTCAGCGTGAGCAGCTATAGCTTCAGTGCGAGCCAGCATGCGTGCACGGGTAATCGATATCTTCTCGACCCGATTCACGATCTGCCTAGCGAGCACCTCGGGATTGCTCCCATTGAGAAGGCCTTGACCAAGAACTTCGCTCACTTGCTTGCTCATCTCAGTTGTGATATTGGCTAGGCCTTCATAGGCCCTTGAATAAATGATCCCTGCCCGATCAGCATGGACCGGACGAAGGAATGCGTCTTGTACGTACGTCGCAGTGGCCTTGCCTCCAGCCTTGCGAACCTCGGCAAGGGAAGTTGCCATCCCGCGACGATACGCAGTTTGAATGTAAGTGTTCATCCACGAATTCTGCGCTGCCACGAATCGGGGCGACACAAGAGTGCCATTGAAGATCTCAGCATCCACCTCGGTCTGAAGCCAAGACATGAATCCCGCGACCTTGGCTTGGTCGGTTGGGAAATCAAACCGCCTGTTGGTGGTCACGCCATTGAGATCAAACCCGTCAAGCTCAATGATCTCGTTCTTGATATGCTTGATGATCTTGCGGAACCTGCGTATGAAGTCAGCCTCAAACCGCCTGCGCAGCTGTGTGGTCTTAGTCGGGTCAACCAGCGTCGAGCGAGGACGGGCCACGGAGACGTTGAAAGCCACCCCTTGCCCAAGCCTTTGAGAAGGGTGGCTGTGCCCGCACGTGCAGGGGAGTGCGAAAGAGCTAGTGCGCAGAGGCTTATTCATCTTCACCCCCCGCATCGTCTTCCTCTTCAACTTCCAATGGCGGCAAGCCTGCGCCAAGGTCGTCCGGATCGTCCTCTTCCTCTATTACGCCATCTTCAGGAACTGCTGGCAGGCCTAGCCATATGCGGAACTCCGTTGAGCCAACGATCTGGTCCGATGCGGAATTGGCATAGGCCGCAAGAGCTTGAGCACGCTTGACGGCGATGTCTGCTTCCTTCTCAGGAGAGGCAGAAGAAGCCTCTGGCCACTCGACCCACCAATCGCCCTTGGGCTCTGGCAGGTTGCCCGTATCAATCATTCTCTGGAGGAAGGGCTCAAGGATGAATGGTCCGCAATGCCCCTTGCGTCGCTCATCAACCCGGCTCTCCCAGCTGTTGGCATCTTCCGATGATGCCAGCTCACCACGCTCCGATCCGAAGATGACGCGTTGAGGTATTCCGGTGGTACCGGAGATCAGCGAGAACAGCATCTCCAGATTGTCTTTGGGGCTGGCCACATTGGTCGCAAGCATCTTGACCGTGGCACCCTGCATCGCCATTACGCGACGCAATTGATTCTCGTATTCCTCTGCCTGCACCTTGAGGGCCGCTATGCTCTCTGTGCTGAGCTTGGCATCCGCAGAGGCCTCAATGGCCATGCCACCGCGCGCATTAAGCCAGAAGGTTTCTGCGCTGGAGCCTGCGACCTTCTCTAGGTCAAGCAGATAGTTCCAAACCGGACGCAGACAGGGCTCACCGAAGATCTCATTGTCTTCCTGGTTCTCGTTTACATGGAGGACGCGGCTGTGGTGAACGTCAAATGATTGAATCGGGAGAGATTGGTCTAGCGTAACACCCTTGTCCTTGTTGGGCGTCACTTTGTATATCACTGGGAACCCGAACCGCTCGCTCTGGGTGTCCGTGTCCCATTTGGATACGGTCACGGCGTGCTCAGCGTAGGCATTGAGATACTTGAGTGGCGCTTGGCCAACCATCTCCTCGCTCAAGGACTTGTTGTCGCCGAATCCCATAACCAATACGCTGTAATGGCCCAATCGGCTAAGCCTGTCTGCGCGAGCCAAGTAGTGGAAGACCTTGAAGTCCTTCTCAAGGCGGTAGAAGGTGTGGGCAAAGGCTGAGTAGTTGTCCTTGCTGGGGTCGAGGCCAGCGCCATCGTCATCCATCACCTCAGCGCCATCCCTCCAGCATGCGGCTGGGTAAGCCTTGACGATCCTATTGTGAATGCCGCCACGAAGATACGCATCGTGGTACATTGTGGAAGTGATGCTTGCGGGATAACCAAAAGCCTTCCAGAGATTGCGCGAGTTCCGATAGCCAAGGAATCGGGCAAACATAGTACGCAGATTGACTTCCATAGACGACACTAGAACAATACCCCCGCAACCTTGCCCGGACCTACGAGCTTCATGTAGGCTCCGGCTGCAGCATCAACCTGATCCTTGTATTTGCCATTGGGGAAGCTCTCATGTTCGTCCTTGAATGCTTGATTCCACACCCCCCGCACCATTGCTACGTTGTTGGCCTGCACTTGTGAGGAGTATGGTGCCGCACGGAAGATCTTGTCTCCGGTGACACGGTCAATGTACACTTGCTTGCCTGCCAGATTGGCGACGGTCAGCTCTGCGGATTCCTTACCGCCCGATCCAGGCTCCTGCTCAATCCAAGTGATCGTGCCAGCCGGATCATTGTTAGAGTAATCCTTGATCATGGCCTCCCGATCGCGAGCGGCGACCTGACGACGTGCGACGTGCTCAACGACCATTGATCCATCATTCAAGGCGCACATAAGGACGCCAGCAGTGTATGCACCTCCATCCGAAGTGCCAGCCTTGTCCCAATAGCGTATGCGAGCCTTAACGTGGTACTCGCTCACTGCAGCATCCAGCGTCTTCATCCGCTCAACAGGGAACATTCCGCCACCACGTGGAGTGGGACGTTGTTGGAATTGACCAGCCACAGCAAAGTCGCCCATGATCCTCTTATCGCGGTCAACAGTTGCGCGGCTGAATCGTTCTTCAAAGATCAATTCGCCTTCAACAGTGCGCGGATCGCCACGGTAAACCTCTTGGGGCTCCTGCAGCATGATGTCGTGTTCTTTGTCCTCGTATTGTTGAGGGATTGTTTCGCCCTCAACGAACCAACGCAGGCTCTCCTTGTGATAGCGTGCGGTCAGCTTCTCCGGCTCCATGTACTTGGGGCATACGACGGTGAAGAAGCGATTGGGCTCGTATTCCATTGGAAGGCAAACGTGAGTGTAACCGTAATCACCTTCAAGGATATGGCCGGACACGTCATTCTGGTGCAGACGCTGCATCATCACTATGACGACCG